GTCCAGCTCCGACTCCGGCTTGGCCGTGTTCGGTTCGCCCTCAATTGCGAGGTACGCCTCAGCATCGGCGTCCCACTGATGAATCGGATAGACCGCCTCGCCGTCGTCGCCGGTGACGGGGTCCGGCATCCCCGGCGGTTGCACCTGTGCCTGCGGCGGGGCGCCGACACGGCCATGATATCGCTCGCCTTGCCACCGATATGTGACCGCGTCACCCTCCGCAAAGGCGGGGTCGTCAAGATTGCGGGCCTCGCGGTCGGGATATGGAACCTCCTCGTCCTTGGCGTCAGCGACTTCATTGGCCTGCGACTGCGCCCACTCCAGCCCGGTGCCGGTGCCGGTGCCGCCCCACAGCGCATACTGGAGGTTGCCGCAGTCTTCCCACTCCTCATCTGACCAGTCCGAGGGCGGGCCGTCGGCGGTGACGTCTGCCTCGTGGCTGGTGAGGTAGGCGGCGATGTCGTCGATCCGGTCGGCGGTGACGTCGTCGCCGGCGATCTGCCGGGCGCTCGTCCGACCGGCGCCGGTCCCGCAGTCGGGCTCGAGTTCGTCGTCTTTCGCGAGGGCGACCGTCGCCGCGTTCTGGACCGCCTCGGGCGGCGTCAGGTCCACCTCCTCGCCGTTGACCTCGACGACGTTGCGCCCGGCGGTGAGTTCGCGGACGAACCTCGCGACGTCGAAGTCAGACGATGCTGCCGAGACAGCGCGGGCCAGCGGGGCCGCCTCGGCCGATGCGGTCGTGGTGCGGGGGTCACTGGGGATGCCGACGATGGAGATCTCCAGCAGGTCGGCCCCGCCGGGCACCTCGCGGTCGCCGGTGTCCTCCGACCAGCCGACGCTCGAGGCCAGCGGGACGCCCAGCTCGGCTTGGGCCTTGAGCGTGGCGACCGGCCGTGGTCGAGGAACACGCCGATATCGCCGTCTGAAATCTGTTCACGGAACCCCTCAAGACGCTCACGGGTGAACGCTTCACCGTCGCGGGCCTCCGCCGTACTGGAGACGGGCATCCGGATCCGGAACAGCCCGTCGCCGTCGTCCTCGCCCTCGCGGACGCTGACGGCGTCGCCAGCGGCCTCAAAGTAATTCCGGTGCTGTACGTCGTGGTCGTCGCTCATAGGTGGGTCACTCGTAGGGAAAAATCCGTGCGGGTACTGTGGGCCTCTGCCCCCGCGGGGCGTCATCGGTCGGTTGGGTTACTGGCCGTTGGCGTCCGGCTATTCCGTGCCCGGCGGGTCGTCGTTCCGGGCGGCGCGTTAACGAGGTGCGGGGCTACGGCAACCAGTCTGTCAGATTAGGACGAGCGATATCTTCAACAGCAAAGCGAGAGTCTGCGGGCACAGGCGAGGATCTACTCGCCCACTTTGAAAACGAACACTCAGTACACTCTACCTTTGCGCGGGTTGTGACTCGATGTGAAAAGTCCTCAACCGGCAGGGGTTCGTTATCACTCCTGACATCATTTTCCACAACTGCGCCACAATCCGGGCAGTAGTTAATTTTGAGGACTTCGTCTACCGCACTCACTGTTCCACCACCTCGGCATCGGGCGGTTCTGGTTCGTTGCGGGCCTCCCGAAGCAACGCCTTCGCCACCATGGGCGGGTGTTCGCCGTAGTTGACAGTCGTGCCGTTGATGGTGACGGTGGTGTCGTCGTCGGGCTCTCCCTCGCCAATCTCGTTCCGGGCCTCGCGGTAAGTGGCGAGGTTCTGCTGATAGCGTTCTCGGATGAAACGCTCTTGGCTTCGCTCCTGCCTGGGATCGGAGAACTGGAGGCTGATGTCAAAGGGCTCATCCAGCGACTTGTAGAGGTCGAACTGAGGGAGAAGTTGTCGGGTAAGGGCCTGCCCGATGGTTTCGGCGAGTGGTTTGGTGACTCGTTTGTGGACGATTGAGAGTTGGTTATCGCCTTCAGCGCGATTCACATCCTCAATCATGCCAATCTCGCTTTGCGGTATTCCAAATGCGGCGGCAACAAGCCTGATAAACCACTTTTGCTCCTCCACGACATTAAGATCGACCGCCGACCCCCCGACCTCGACCCAGCGGGCGTCGGTGCCGACCACGGGCGCGGCGCGGGGGTCGCCCTTCGCCGCCTCCAACTCGTCGCGCAGGTCGTCGACGTCGTTCTGGGTAGCCTCGCGGACCGAGAGGAGACCGGGGGGCAACTCGTTATCTCTGTAAAACCGGCTGTGATGGGTCGTCGAGTCGGCGATGACCTCTAACCATTCTTTCACTTGCATGCTCGGACTGAGCGGGTAGATGCGGTCCGAGCGGTACGAGCCGGGGTAGGCCATGACGACCAGGTCCTCCTGCTGAAGTGGGGTCGGGCTGGCGTTGCCCGCCGAGACGACCGTGCCCGAGAGGGTCTGGAACGGCGCCTGAAAGTACGGCGGGTCCTGCGGCGTGCGCGTTTCGTCGACGTTGTGCCGGACGGTCAGCGGGTCAACCGGCTTGAGGGCGGCGACGGGCAGGTCTCCCGACTCCGGCGCCAGCACCTCGTAGTAGGCGTTGCCCGGCCCGACCATGTCCGCGACCGCCGCGGCGACGAGGTCATCGAAGTCCGCGCCGTCCAGGTGCGGCCCGCGCAGGATGTCGTTGACGAGGGCTTGGAGGTCGGCCTCGGCCTGGTCGGTGTCCTCGTCGTCGCTGGGGTAGGCGAGGTCACCGCCGGTGAGCTGGTCGACGATGGCGTTGAGGATGACCTGCATCGGCTGGGTCCGGGCGATCTCGCGGGCTTCGAAGGCCTCGCGCCCGCGGGGGACACCGTTGAGGCTACTCCCACCCGTCAGGTACGAGTCCGAGAGTGACTGGACCGTCTCGGAGTCGTTAATCGTGATTGTGTCACCGCCGATAGTGGTGGTCGCCTCCCGCTGGCCGGGGCTGCGGGACTGTTGTGCCTGTGCCTCATATTCGGCGCGGAGTTGGTCAATGAGGGTCATAGTCGTTTATAGAGGAACTGGCGTTGTTCCCACGGGAGGTCTTCGCGGTCAGCTAAAGCCACGCAGGCACTTCGGCCGCCGGTCAGTCGCTCGAAGGACCAGTCGTTAGCGATGGGGTTATCCCAAATCCAACCGCCTTTGCTCATGGCTGTCCGGAAGTCGTCCCACTCCTCGGGTGAGCGGTTAGGATAGACGTAGATGTCGTCAGTGCCCGACCGTAAGAAGCGGACGTAGAAGTCCCCACCCTCAGACTCATTGAACAGCGCCGAGTGGACGTTACTCGACGCGACTTCTTGCCACTGGACATCACGAGCGTGAATGAGGTCCGTGGGGTGAGTGGTCATAATCGGTCCGGGTCGGGCAGGATGTCGCCGACGGTCGTGTCCTCGTCAGCCGCCGGCGTCCCGCCGTCGCTGTCGTCGCCGAAGGTGGCGCGGGCAGTGGGGACACCGCCACCGCCGGCCGGTAAGTCGTACGCCATCGCCAGCGCGTCAACGGTGTCGTCGTGGTGACCCTCCGGCGCCCCGTACCGGACGTTGCCGGCGCGGGTGGTTTCGTACTCGAAGACGGCGAGTTCCGTCTCGAGAACGGTGTCTTCGGGGACAGTGACCTCGTCGGCCTCGATGCCCGCCGCCAGGTTCTCGACGAGCGCCTGTTTGCGTTGCGCCGAGAAGGTCACCGGGCGGATGTCCACGCCGGCGGCCTCGAGGTCCGCGACCACCTTGTTGTCCCGCGTGGCGTCAATGGCGACCGGACACTCGTACTGTCCGTGGACACGCTCAACGCGGGACTGAATCTGGGGCCACGAGAGATCCCGCTCGCGGGTCAGGTGGGCGACGTGGCCGTCCGCCCCCAGGACGACGATGGCGAGGTAGTCTTCGCTGCGGGCCAGGTCCACGCCCGCCCGATAGGGGCCGCCGACGGCGGCGGGCTGGTAGTCCGCGGCGGCCGCGTCGGCGTCGAACACGCCGCCAGTGTCGTCGCGGAACTCCGCGAGGTACTCCTGGGCGAAGATGCGGTCGGGCAGCTCGTCGCCGGCGGCGTCAACCTCCTCGTCGGGGACGTGCGGGTTCGCGTAGGTGCTCCACCGCCAGGACTTGACGTCGGGGTGGTCGGGCGACTGGCCCCGTTGCCACCAGTCGTAAAACCAGCCCTGCCCGTCCGGCGTCGAGATGAACAGCGCGTCACCGTTGCGGTCCGAGAGGGTGGGCCGGAGTTCCTGGGTCCACGTCCGCTCGGGGATGTCCTTGGCGGCCTCGTCAATGACCACCCAGTCCAGCCCGACCGAGACGTTCGCACCGCCGGAGACGGTCCGGAAGCCCAGCCGCGGGCCGTGGACCAGCTCGATCTCGCGGGGTGGCGAGAGTTTGGTGTCGGCGATGACATCGTCGGGCAGGGCGTCGGTCATCAGCCGGAAGCCCGTGTCCGCGATGTCGTGGGTCGGGGCGATCCAGTACCCCAGCCAGTCCCCGTCGGCGGCGGCCATCCGGCGGGCCGTCTCGAAGCCCGCCAGCGTGGTCTTGCCGGTGCGCCGGCCGGCGGCCACGACGCGAAAGCGGGCGTCCGACGTGAGCACCTGCCGCTGCTCGTCGTAGGCGTCGATGTTGACCCGGAGGGTTTGCGTGCTCATGTGCTGGTATCCGAAAAGTCCGCCTCGACGTCAACGTCCACCTCGCCGCTGTGTTCGATCTCCTGGCGCTCAACGTAGTCGAACGCCCGGGCCAGGAGGAACTGCGCCATCCGCGGATTGACGTCCTCCTCAAGGGCGGCTTGGGCGAGTTCCCGCTCGGCGCTCGCGCGGGCGCGGGCGAAGTCCGTCGAGAAATCCGGGTGGTCGTCCAGCCAGCGATACAGCGTGTCCTTCGAGACGCCAGCAGCGCGGGCACACCCGGCCATCGACAGTCCCTCGCGGGCGGCCTCAAGGACGTCTTCGCGACGGCCGCCCGTGGGTTCGACCTTGTCACGGCCGACGTGGGAAGGGTCGTGGGCCGTGTGGAGGTGACAGCGGCCGTCCGGCTGCGTCGCGCCGAGCTGGCACGGACTGTTATCCGCCGTGTCCGCGCCGCAGATGTCGTCGTGGGTCATGTTGTCAATGTATGAAAACGGAAAGTGGGCCGCGTCACCTCACCGCCGGAGAAAGCCCCGTGGAAAACCCGACGGCTCAGACGGCTATCGGCACCGCGGGGGGCTGTTGGCGGCACCGAACGGCCCGCACGGGGAAACGTGGTCATGACAGGACGGCCACAAGTGCGGCCACAAGCCACAGGTCAACCGCGAGGACCAGGAGTAACGCGGCCGACCGGACGGCGTACCAGAACGGGGGTAACGCTTGCCAGCCGGTTTGCCACCTCGCGTCAAGATACAACACGTTTCGGCCAGCCGCCCACCAGGTCGTAACGAGGGCGGCCAAGAGGATACACACCCACCCGGCGTCGGTAAGCGTGTGGACCGGTGCCTCAACCAACCGGAGGGCGGGGTTCGGGATCACTGTGCCTCGCTGTGTTTGAGTTCGACGTGTCGGTCGCGGCCCTCCTCGGTCCCGCGGACGGCGTCGCAGTGCGGGCAGGGGTAGTACTTACGCGTGTCCCGCACCTCGCCGTCCTTAACTGTGAGTTCCTTGCCGGGCATCAGGCCACCTCGATCTCGGCGTCCCGCTCGCTGGGGATCTTCTCGAAGGCGAGGTCGGTCTCGTTGTGGAGTGCGCTCGCGAGCATCCCCTGGCCCGCCTCCCACGAGAGCATGCTTTCGGAGAGGTGCTCGCGAGACGCCGTGGGCGGTCGCCACGCCCTGCTCGCCACCGGCGACCGACTCGCCCAGGCGTTCGACGAACTCGCCGGCGGGCTTCGGGGATGGGGAGCAGAGGATCGGCGGGCCGTCCCACGGGATGCGCCCGGCGACGTGATGATGGCCCAGGTAGCCGACGTGGAAGTCGTGCTCCTGGAGGGTCGCCAGCCACTCCTTTTTCCGCGCGCTCGTCTCGGCCTGCGGGCGGCGGTGTTGCCCGTGCCGGGTTGCCCACCTGACAGACGACCTGGACCGTGGGGAACCGCTCGCTGAAGGCCTTGAGTTGCCGGACCAGCGGCGCCACGAGGGCGTCGTGTTGCTCGTCGAGCCAGGCGTCCAGGTCCTCGAACTGGCCCTCGTAGATGCCCTCGTTGGTGACCATGTCCCCGCCCCACAGCAGGTGGGCGGCGTCGTAGGTGGAGTTGTGTTTCTCGGCCAGCGAGAGGGACTGCTCGGTGAGGTAGTCGATGACGTCCGGCACCTCCGCGGTCTCGTAGACGACCGTGCCGTCGTCCCGGCGGACGCGGTCGCCGGCGTGCAGGTCCGTCAGGTGCGTGACCCAGTCCTCGTGGCCGGCCGTGGCGTCTAGTTCGGCGTCCGGCGTCTGGAGGCGCTTGAACTCGCGGACGAGTTCGTTGTGCCGCAGCTCCCACCAGCGGTTTGCCTTGCGGGTGCGGGTGCCCTTGTGTTCCGAACTCCGCAGGAGGTGGTCGCCCTCGATGGCGACGTGGCCCGCGGACTCGTCGATATAGACCTGCCAACCCTGGCGTTTGAGGTCCCGCAGGTGTTGCGTGACGACCGAGGGGCGGGTGCCGATGTCGTCGGCGAGGCCGTCGACTGTTGCGCCGGTCTGGAGTTCGCCGACAAGGTACTCCTCGCGCTCGGTCAGGTCACTCGGGTCCGGCTCGTCGCCCGCTTCGACATCCGACAGGTCCGGCAGGTCCGGCAGGTCCGGCTCGTCGGTGGTGTCGTCTTCACCGTCGCCCCGCCGCCACTCGTTCGCGCCGGAGTCGTATTCCAGCGGGATGCCGTGAGTGTCTTGTATCCGGTTCCGGTAGTTCTCGACGGTCGTGTAGGCGACGTCGAGTTCCTCGCTGATCTCGCCCGCCGACGCGGGGAGAGTCTCCAGCAGGCGCTTGAGTTGCGGTGCGTCGTCGAGGTCGGGGTCGGGGCCGGGTGTGTCTGTCATTCAAGGAGCCAGTCGCCGGTCAGTAGCTCGTAACAGTACCGCGCCGTCTCCTCGGCGTAGACGTAGAGGTCCTGGTCCTGCGTGGGGCGCTCGGGTTCGTCCGGCCGGTCAGCCGTCCCCATCGTTGCCCTGTCCCTGTTCGGCTTTCACTTCCGCGAACGCCTGTGCCAACGCCGCGTAGTCCGCGACTTCGACGCCGTTGTAGAGGCCCAGGGTGAGGATGCCGACGGCGGAGATGAGGGTGGCGTCGGCGCCGGTCCCCAGGAGGGCGTACAACGTGACGGCGATAATCCCGAGGTTGACGATGATACTCCGCAGGATTTTGAGCGCCTTGAGCATCTTGAGAT